TATGGACCTAATTTCGAAACCACCCGAGGGTGGCCTATGGGAGAACAGATGACAAAACCTATTCTCACATTCACTCAACTTATAGTTGAGATGGCTACAAATTCCAAAGGATTTGTGCAGTCATCATATGTAGGTGATGACGGACTGGTAATATACCAGACAAGAGACGAGTGTATAAGACACATGTCTAATCTAACCAGGATCGGATTGCTTAATTCTGATCTTGATACGTGGATAAGTAAAAACTCACCCGCGTTTTACTGTGAAAAGGTAATAGATTACCCTTCACCTTCCCTATCTCAATTAGATAAAAGGGACCCAGCTGATTACTGGGCTAGTAAGTCGCTTGTTAAGCAAGCGATCGAAAGTGGTAAGGTACTTCCCTACGTTGACATGATAGCAACAAGATTGCTTAACAACGTAGCCCCTGAAAGAAAGAGGCACTCCGGTCAAAACACCGGAAAGGTTGAGATGTTGGCTAACCAACAACGTTTCAACGACCCAAGTAGTGTAATACTAATGGAGGTCGTTGCGCCCTATATACAGAGGACGCTATTAAGTCGACAAAACCCAATAGATATACTTCCCTTGAATTTAAAGGGAAGAGGACTCTACCTCGGTAGAGCTGGACCCGAATTCTTTAAAGATCGGGTTCCAACCACATTAGCGATTGGAGCGTACCTTGCGTTTGAAGCATGGTACTCATCTGTCAAGTATTTAGACGATGAACTGGTTGCCAAAGGCAAACCAAGCATAATAGGACAAGATTCATCAATTTATCCTAATTATGATCCATTCGAAGGAATAGAATCGCGGGAATTAAACCCTCAGGAACAGAAAATACTGTTCGTGTATGGTATGATTCGTGAAGGTTTTCATAAACCTCACGACCGTAGTCTTTCGACTAGGACACCACTAGAGCCACTAATTGAGCTCTATGACCAACTTGTTAGTGATGGCGAGTTGCACTATAAAGTACCAGAGGGTGAAAGCCCTTGGGATTATGTGCCTTTACAAATATTATGTAAAGAATTCATCCAGGCTTATGATGAAGCCGGATGGTACGCGGGGTTAGACGTAGACGACAACGAGGAGATAGTTGAAATCTCGAACGATGACGCCGGTGAACGTACTCTGAAAGATATAATGCTTTCAGTTAACCTTCCTCCATATAAGGAAGAGGTCATCTACAATAGAATTAGTAGATGTGCGCAATTCGAGCGCACCCGGGATTTTAACCGGAGATTACCCTCGCACTCAGATCGTGGCTTTATTTCAAAAGAACACGTGAGAGAATTGCGACGAGGTTGGCTTAAGACCAACACAAACTTTGTAAACTTAATTTACAAAGAGGACTCCCCTGACAGGGATCCTGAGGAGCAATCTAGGATGAGAACTATACAGTATAGACTATCCCAGACCCTCCTGAACTCTCATAGAGAGAGAGCCACGCTATTATTAGCGGGTCTAGCTCAGGAATTGGAAGAGCTAGATGCAACTATAGAAAATTCTATAGAAGAAGAGGCTAAAGAAGAAAAATCTAATTTAACCCAACCTATCAGATTGAAAAGAGTCAAAGAAAGTTTGACCTCTGATGGTTCAACAATCTATTATGAGAAAGTTGACGATCCACAATTTGGATCAAGAGATATAGGTAAAATAATATCTAGATTGGACATAAATCCAATGATTCACCGTTTCAAGGTTGGTGGTAACATTCGCTCGGATCAGGAATGGGACCAAGAACTCGAGAAGTTAGGTCTACAAGGGTCTCTAATAGGACCTCTTGGTACACCACTAATTTTGTTAAGTGATGAAGCTGAAGAACCTGAAGTTCTATCAGCCCTCCTAAGTTATGGGAGATTGAAGGGTACTTATGTAGCCTTTGATAATGGCATTGTACATTTAAACAATTTGCCCAATACGTTCGCGCTTAAAGAAGCGGACAAAAAGGAATTTAGCCAGGCTAGTCCTTTTGTACAAAGTATTGTACTCCGTGATTACATGAAACACGGGATAAGAGAGGTTAATTATATACCTCAATATAAGATCCTATATTCGAAATTAGAATTAGGTTCTCAGACTGATTCAGCTGCGTTGCCTTCCTTGAAGGTTGACTTCCGCTTTTAATCATTCAAATACTAGTTTCCTAGTATTCCTCATCTTTTAATGATGGAGTCACCTGTTTCAGGTGAACTTTCTGTATTAGCTTCAGCTTTATTGCAAGGAGCCAAGCTTTCGCTTGGGTCGGCATTAAAAAGTATATTAGGCTCATACTAAGAAAGGAATCTTTATAGATTCAATTACTCTCTACACTCCTGAGAGCGGTTACTGTTAAGTAAACCAGGGACTAACCAAGTTAGCT